TGCTTTGCTGGTAAGCGAGTAGCCAACCTGACCTGATTCGTCAAGCTGGCGACTCAAATACCCCTCATTGACCAAGTCGCGCAGCATCGTGCGCAGTTTCGGCGACTCCTTAATGTCCATCGCCTTAGCAATCTCGACGCTGACTGCGCCGGGGCTGGACTGGACGGCTTTTAATACGCTGGTGCGGTTCATGCGGCTTCCTTAAATTGGTAGTTGTTTGCGATGGTTTTCATTTGCAGCTCTGCATCCTCTGCTGCGCGCAGGTCGCGCTCCCCGTTTGCGACTGCGCTCTTGCTCAACAGCAGGGCTTTTTCGTACTCAGGCAACTTTCCGACCAGTTCCGGGTTGTACTTCTGCACCGGCTCTTGGTACTCAACGAGCACGCCGTGAATGATTTGTGTCAGCCCTTGGCAGTGCGGGCACATGATCGGATGCGCCGGCCCGGCGGCCTGTTCTTTGCAGGCGGCGACACGCTCTTCCTCTGCCGCCATTAGGGCGCGGTCAAAATTCAGCTTTGTCTGAATGCGCGGCTTTCTATCGGCCAACGCTTTGAGCTTGTCGTACTGAATGCCGGCCTGCGTGCGCTGGCGATCCAGTTCGTCCTGTGCTGCTTTGATCTCGGCAGCCTGACGAGCCCGGGTAGCTTCCGCCTGCTTTTCCTCGGCTGACTTCTGAGCCTCGATGCGCTTTGCTTCGGCTTCCTTGTGCGAGGTGATTCGGTTGGCGATGACCGCTTCCAGATCATCGTTCGCCTTCATCAACAAGGTCGGCATGTCGTGGAACAGAAAACTGTGCTCCGGATGTTTTTCGATGCTGGCGATGTTGATCTGAATCAAATCGGCGATTCGATTGGCGTCAATCTTTGCCCGGGCCAATTCGGTGTCGACCGCATCATGCAGGCTGGTGATTGAACGCTTGCCTTTCATCGCTTCAGCAAAGTCCGCCTTGACCGAAGGCATTAAGACGCTGCCGAGTCGTTTGTTCAGCCCGGCGATGTGTTCTGCCAGCGCATCCTTGCCGGCCTGCTGAATCTCGACCTTGATCGATTCTTTGCGCGCCTTGACCAACTTGTCCAGCGTCAGGCGCTTGGCCGCCATTTCGCCCTGCAGGCTGGCGATGGTGCGGAACAGTTGGTCGATGCTGGCGGTCTGGGACAATGCTTGAGACTTGACCAGTTCCAGCTTCTTCTCGCCGTCGTCCAAAAACTTCACCATCTTTTCGGCAGTGGCGAAGTCATCGTCCGTTTGAATGTCGGTGTTGATCGCCTGAATGCGCGCCATGACTACCGTCTGAAATGTCGCAAGGTTCGAGCTCGTAACCTGTCCGACCATCTCAACAACAAGGGCTGGCAGGTCGTCAATCGGCGCGGCCACAGCGGCCGGCTTTTCCTCGACATGCTTGTAAGCGGCAAGGTCGATGGCAAATTGACGCCAGCCGGCCTTTAGTTTTTCAATTCGCTCTGGAGTCGTCCGATATTCGCAATAAACAAAATTATCAGATGTTCCGTCAGAGCAAACGAAAATGACTTTTTCAAACCCGAATACTGCGATTTGCTGGTCAAGTTGCCATTTGTGCGATTCAGGAACATTGCCATTGGCTACCTGCTCGGCTATTTTCACGTTCCATAGCTTGTGTTCAAAGCCGATATTGCAAAGCATCGTTGCACCATCAGATGATGCCAGAAGCCGACCAGCATCATCGGTGGCTACGATTGGATAAAGCTCTTCCCCAATGATTGCCTCGGCAAGAGGTCGGGCCATTGCTTCAACTTGGTGACCTTTATCGAAACGGCGCTGAGTTGCCGTATCAATCTCTGGAGTAATTCCCGTCGCCTTGATTTTCAAAAGCTCTGAGCGGGTCATGTAAGAGCTGACGCCCATCATTGCCGGCGCTTCGCTGGCGTTAAAGCAATTGGCGCGGGCTGCATGCCACTCACTTCCGCCTTGTACAACATTCAGTTCAATCATCATTCACTCCTTGCAAATTCACCGTAATATTTTTTTGCTTCTACAAAGTAGGCGTTGCTGGCAAGTGACTCGGTGTCGAACACGCCGATGTTTATTGCCTTTCCAGCCACTCGAATACGCGCTTGGTATTTTCCGCTTTGAGTTCTACGAACGCCCTTCGGAGTATCTTTCCCTGCGTTGCGCCTGCGGTTTGCTTGGTTTTGAGGATTGCTTGCCAGTCGAAGGTTTGAGATTCTGTTGTCTAAAGGATCGCCGTTAATATGGTCAATGTCTTTAGATGGGATTTCCCCATAAGCAACTAACCAAGCCAGCCTGTGCGCCTTTATCTTTGCCCCACGAATGCGAATCAACGTGTATCCAGTGGATGCGCACCCAGCTTCTTTTCCAAGCATTCTAGGGTGGTGTCTCGGAGGGGATTTCCATGTGAAAACGCCCGTTTCAGCGTTGTATTCGAGCATTCGCATGACGTAATCACGGTCGATCATTCTTCTGCCTCGTATGCGCGAGCAAATTCAGCGTCAATTGCTTTGTCTATTTCGTTATCAAAAGGCGCTTTTATAGATGCAATTTGCAGCTCGCTGAGAACGCCTTTACTTGACGCTCTGGCTATTGCGCTATCAACGGTCAGCTTTCCGGACTTGATTGCTCCCCGCCATTTCGGCAGGTTTTCGCCAAAGCTGGAGTCGGGGTAGGGCTGCAAAATCGGCTTTGCTGGCTCAGTTTTTGGCGTAATGTCGCGCTCTGGCGGCTCCATGTCCTTGCCTTCCATCTCGTCCGCTGTCGGCTGCGATCCAAATTCCGGGAAAGCCTTGCGCAGCGCCTGTGCTTCTGCGCACTTTGCAAGCTGCCCGTATGGGCGTTTTGCCCACATTGCGTTTGGTGCAATGCTTTTATCCTTGCCGCCTCGCACTGCGTAGTTTTCTTTCCAGCGCTCGGTGGCCGAAAACTCAGCAATCTGCCCATTCGGCAAAAGTCTCTTGACCGATACCTTGCACCACGTCGGGTAGGTGATATCGAGGCCGCCAATCTTTTCACTGATGTCCGGGCCATACTCAGCATCCGATACCCCAGCGTAATTCCCGCTTCGGGCTGCCTGTGTGCGGTACAAGCCAATGCCCGGCATGACCACGTCGCGCATTCCGCCGGCCTTTGAGTCCCAAATGGGCACGATGTGTACCGGCTTCTGCATCGGATCGAGCCCAGCCGCTGCGCAGTAGTTCAGGACCATTTGCACCGAACCAATGGCGGCGCCGGGGTACAGGCTGGACTGCAGGACGGCGATCAGTTCCTGATCTGATTGTTTGGTTGTAGCAAGTGCGTTGCTCATGTTTTTCTCCATTAAATAAGGTCGGCCACCGTGTAAAGCCTCTCGGCTCTAGCCTTGGCGGCGATGATCTTGTCTGCTGCGTTTGAAAGTGCGACCAGCCGGCGCTGACGCACAAGGATTCGCTTCTGGTCTTTCAGCAGCTCGGCGTTTTCGAGTTGCCATGCGTCTACAATCTCCCGGAGTGCCAGCAGTTCGTCCGAGATAACGACTTCAGCTACAGCAGCCACGGTAGTCATCCTCCGGGTTGCGCTTGTCGCAGCCGACAAACTGAACTGGGTCGCCGTTTGGCGTTTTTTTCAAGGGCGTCTCGTATCCGTTGCAGAACGGGCCTACCGGCGAGCCCGGCGTCCAGCCCATTTTCTGCATTGCGAAAAACTCGCATCCGTAACAAGGGCTGCTCATAGCTTTTCCCCTGTGTCGTAAATCGAACAAAGGAAAACGCGGCCACCGATGGTGATTGGCTTCCCCGTGGCGTCCGACAGGCAGGCGGCGACAATCCGCTCCAGCCCTGCGACATACGCCGCTTGGTCGCTTACCGCTGCAGCAACACGGGCATTGGTGCTTTCCTGAGCGCTGTTGGCCGCGCTGGACATAAGGAACAGGCAACCCGCAGCAACGATGATCAATGCCGCCCAGCCCCGCAGCCGGAGCGCTACCCAGCGAAGGCCGCTCATGGTCCAAGCCAGCTTATGAGGGAGCCTGTTGCGCCGTAGCGCGTGGTAATGAACGATTCTGGCGATCATGCGAAGTACCGCCAAAACTCAAAAGTCACAAGAGCCAAAACAATCAAGATGCAGGCTGCGCTGATCATATCGACCTCAAGTTCAGCCTGCGCCTCTTGCTCGATTAGCTTTCTTTTGTATTCAAGACTTGTCATTTCAATCTCCAAAAATATTCACCACCGGCAACGCAGTTAATGCGGTACTCACCGGGGGCTGTTCGCGCTCAGCGCCACCGGCAGTGAATTTCGAAAGGCGCGGGTTACTCGTCCCGCTTCCCAAATGAGGCAGGCGGCTATAACGCGCTGCTCGGGAGGAAAAGGTTGGTGCCGGGTACGCTTTCCGGCCCTCTAAAGCGCCCGGCACGCAGGCCGAGTGAGGCGTATAAAACAGGTGGCGGGCCTGAAGGCTCATTTTGATCAGCGCCTTTCTTTGTAAAAAAGGGTTTGTCGGATCAAGCCCGCCACCTGTTGGCTCTCCCTGTCACGGAAAGCCTTGAGGTTTACAGCCTTGTTATCAGGCTGCTGCGACTCGGCTACCCTTAATCCCTTGCGGGAAACCCTCAGATTCGGGGGGTCAAAGCGTCGCATGCTGTAGCGGCATGCTGCTGTTCCCTCTTACCCTTGGGACTTGGTTACGTTCTTGGCTCCCGCCTCCGGTGCAATCTTTCTGCCGGCCTTCCGGGTGTTTTCGGTTGGTGTAGGCATTATTCGATAAGTCGAACAATAGGTCAACAAAATTATCGACTAATCGAACTTATTTGACGAAAAAAAACCGCCACTCAGGCGGTTCTCAAATGCTTGTGTTTATTGCTTCGCTTCGGTCTTCTCTGGCGCCGTGCGCAACAGGTACAGGACGGTCTGTTGCATGTGCTGCGGAATATCCCGCGCGCCAGCTTCTTTTGCCACTTTGCGCGCAAAGGAGTTTTTCAACAGGTCCGCATCAACATTTGATTGCTCAAGGGTTCCCGGCTCCAACCCAAGAGCAGCCTCAATCGTCCGCGCAGAACCGCCGCCCACCGTCTTGACGCCACGGCGGCATTGGCGAATGTACTCTGCCTGTGAGTCTGATAGGCCGTTGTTGCGCGCAAAGACCGCAACCTCTTCCTTGCCAATAATGGCGTTCAGGTTGGCAAGTCTTGTTTCTTGGATTTCTGACATGGGCGCATGATAACAAAAGTTTTATCTGCGTCAGGATATTTGTTTTATCGAAAGCGACCGCGCGCCCAAAGCGCCTTGGCGGCAATTATTGGGAATTACCGTTTTTTTTCATTTTCATCTATTACTAAAGTTATACCGATGTCCTATCCCTTGATCAAGCGCAGCCGGGGTCGAGTTAGGTTTGTTGCTCGCTGCGCCGATTGAAATCCTCAAGAGCCAATCGTGCCATGTAAAGCATGTGCTCTCGATCTCTGGGTGTTGCCAGCCTGAATCCGTCAATCACTAGTCGCTCATCTGCCGAAAACGCTACGGTCAACCGCTTTTCTTGCTCGATTTTCTCCGGCGCTGGCACAAGGGCGATGACTGGCGAATCAACGACACGACGGGCTGTTGAGCTGATGGCATCGCCGTCGCCTCTGCGCTTTGGCCCGCGCCCATGCTGAAGCCAAATCGTCTCTACGCCTAAAGCCTCGGCAATAACAGCAAGCTGCGGCGAGTCTTTCCTTTTTCCGCTTTCGATCTCAGAAATTGTCGACGGGCTTTTTATTTTCGCCGCGCGCCGCAAGTCCGCTGGTTTCCAGCCCTTGTCTTTGCGTGCCTCTATAAGCCGTTCGGAAATGCTACTCATAGTCGAATCATTGCACCTTTGCATTTCGACAGGACGAAGCGTATAGTTTCGACTACTCGAACAAGTTGAGCCACAAATGGACTGGAAATCAATCATTACCGACCTCCGTAACGCTGGGATGACTCAAAAAGAAATTGCCGACGAAATGGGCGGCGGTGACTCTCGTGTTTCTGAAGTCTTGAGCGGGAGAATTAAGAGCCTTCGCTACGAGCACGGGCAGGCTCTTGTTCGTCTCCACGAAGAGCGCTGCGGCACCAAGAAAGCGGCCTGATCTCATGTCCCATTCCTCCATGTTTTCAGGCTAGGCGCAGCTAATGTCTATCACCAGCAAGACACACACCCATTTGTTGCAGCGCTTTGCCGCCATCGGACAGACGGAAGTGGAGCGCCTGACCGGCGTGGATAACACGCAGCTGAGCAAGTTCGTCAAAGGGGAGCGTGGCCTGCGTATTGATCAGATAGAGCCAGTGCTTACAGCGCTCGGCTTGAAGGTCGTAGGGGCCAACGAAAACACAATCGACGCCGAATATCTGAGCGCGCTTGAGATTCTTTCTCGGCGCGGCATTGGTTCGCAAAATTTTTAGGCAAAAAAAATCCCGCTTCAACGGTGCGACAACACCTCGGCGGGAAATCAACAAACAGGAGCGATTTTAGCATGAAAACAAAAACCATCTCAACGCAGAGCCAAGACCGCGCAGTAACGGTCGCTTTTGCCAATAGCGGAGAGTTCCGTTCTGATTTCTGCGCGTGGTTGTTTGACAACCTACCCATCTACAAAGAATTCGAGCGCCAGTCTCTTGCCGTCGCAGCCCGTCGCAGCCATTACGGCGCCAGAACCGTCATGGAGGTTGTTCGCCACAACAGCATCCTGATTGAATCAGATGGCGGCTGGAAAATCAACAACAACAAGACGCCAGATTGCGCGCGTCTGTTTGCGATGCTGAACCCCAATCATGCGGACCTGTTTTCGTTCCGTGATTCGTCGGCTCGGATTGCCTACGTTCCTGAAGATCGGAGGGCTGCGTGATGAATATAGATTTTATTGAGCGTCTACGCGCTGCCGCCGCAGAGCATGGCGCTGTTGCCAATTTGCTTGAGGCGCTTGATGCCAGCTTATTGATTGACGATAACGGAAACAAAGAGATAGTTGGTGATGACGAAAATATCTCTTTACTGAAAGATGCGCTTATTGCCGCTCAGTTCTCTGCTTATGACCGGGAGGACGATCATGGCTAGAGCCAGAAATATTAAGCCGGGATTCTTTAGGAATGCTGATCTGGTTGAGCTTTCATTTGAGGCTCGTCTGTTGTTTATTGGTATTTGGACGCTTGCAGACAGGGCTGGTCGCCTTGAGGACCGCCCAAAGCAAATAAAAATGGAGCTATTCCCTGCTGACAACATGGATTGCGATGGTTGCATACAGTCACTAGCGAACATCGGAATGGTCAAGCGGTACGAAGTTGATGGAAAGCGGTATTTGCAGGTTACAAACTTCGCTAAACACCAGAGTCCGCACCGCGATGAAAAGGCAAGCACGCTGCCTGATTACAACGAATCTAGTGCCAATTACAACAAGGAACCAGACTTGCACGGTGCAAGCACTGTGCAAGCACTGTGCGACAAAGATGCAAACACCGGGTCAATCGCGCTGATTGCTGATTGCTTGATTGCTGATTGCTTAGAAACAAAACCATCAGCAGCAGCATTAGCTGAACTACCTGTAGCGGAACAACCAGCCAATGCTGCTGCTGGTTTTGCTGACGCCGTTTTGTTCAGGGCTATCGAAATCACCGCTCTGCTGACCAAGCGAGGCGCTGCCCTACAAGCCAGCGACCCGAGGGTTAGGGGATGGGCTGAGCGTGGCGTTACCGATACGCAAGCCCTGCAAGCCCTCGACGTGGCGAATGAGCGACGCCAAGAGCGCGCAGATCATCGCCCTATCAACGCCGGATTGCTTGACTCGATCCTTGGCGACATAACCAAATTTTCGACAAATGCCCGCGCTTCTCCGGTCCGAATGAGCCATGCAGACCAGTCGAAGCTCGCCGCATCGCGGGCAATTTTCGGAACCGAAGTTGAGGGGAAAACAAATGACCAGAACTACAGAATCATCGATGTCACACCAGCCGCTGCCGCTGCCTTGGGTTGCTAAGATTTTTCAAAAACTTCAGGGCAACTACGGCACCCGATTTCTGAATCAGTGGAAGACCGGACAGACGTTTGAGCACGGTCAAAACAAGGGCGAAGATGTTGGCGTGGTCAATGCCATGTCGGTTTGGGCTGAAAAATTAGGCGGTTTTGCGAACCAACCTGAGCGCATCGCTCGCGTCATCGAATCGCTTCCCGATGATCCGCCATCGCTGCCCGCTTTTATCGGACTCTTGCGGGCTACGCATGTTGCCGATTCGACTGTTCAGATCGCCTACACGCAAACCCCAGAGGATGTTGCTCGCCACCGCGAAATGTCTAGGCGCGCCGCTGCGTCCGTAAAAGCCCCTGAGTTCGACGGCTTGCTTTGGGCAAAGCGCCCAAAGTCGCAGAAGGCAATGGATTTCATTGCTGATGGAAAAAAACACGCTCGCCGGTTCCCTGCGTTGGCTGCGATTTTCGACAAGCACGTTGCAGACGGGGTTTGCAGCGAAGCAGGAAAGTTGCTGTTGCGCTGGGATTGCGCGTCTTGGGTTAAAGCCTAATGGACGACCTAGACCTTGCCGCCGAGCGCGAGCAAATCGACCGTGACGCGGCCATCTCAAACCAGCGCGCAAAGGCATCCGTCGATGTCGCGCCGATGATCTGCGCTGGCTGCGACTGCTTCCCGCAACAACGGGCTTGCATTGATTTCAAGCACTGCCTGCTGGATTTTGATCGCCGGCAGGCTGCCGGGGTTCGGAATGGGAGGGCGGTATGAATGTTATCGAATTCGGCGACTGCCGGGACACGATGCGTCGATGGGCGGATCAAGGGGTTAAGGCTCAAATGTGCGTTACAAGCCCCCCTTATTTTGGCCTGCGTGACTATGGGTGCGAAGGGCAAATTGGCCTTGAGCAGACGCCGGAGGAATACATCGCGGCGATGGTAGATGTGTTCCGGTGCGTGCGGGATGTGCTGGCTGATGATGCGACACTTTGGCTAAATATAGGTGACAGCTACGCGGGCGGTGCCGGAAACAACAAAGGCGGATTACAAAAACTTTCTGAGAGATGGGACGGCAGAGAGTACAAAAGCGAAGATTGGAAATATCCAAATGGAGACCCGCACTGCAAGAAAAAATCGGTTGTCGGCCATGGTGGCTTAAAACAAAAAGACCTAATCGGCATCCCGTGGATGCTCGCCTTCGCCCTCCGCGCCGACGGATGGTATCTGCGACAGGACATCATCTGGCGCAAACCAAATCCAATGCCGGAGAGCGTGCGCGACCGATGCACCAAGGCGCATGAGTACATCTTTCTGCTGTCGAAGTCTGAGCGGTACTTCTACGACGCCGATGCAATAAAAGAGCCGTGCAAGCAGGATTTGGGTGTCCGTGACCGGACGAACGGCAAGTATCACAACGAAGGCTCTGGTCTAAGTCCGCACTCAGGTCTGGAAAAATCGCACACGCACGCAAACAAGCGCAGCGTGTGGTCGGTGCCAACAAAGCCGTTCAAGGGCGCCCACTTCGCAACATTCCCCCCGGCGCTTATTGAGCCATGCATTCTCGCCGGCAGCCGGCCGGGCGATGTCGTGCTCGATCCGTTCATGGGTAGCGGAACAACTGCGGGTGTTGCCATCCAGCACGGCCGGCAGTACATCGGTTGCGAGCTAAACGACGATTACGGTTCGCTGCAACAGGAAAGAATCGACGCCGCAACGCCGCGCCAGCTTGATATGTTGGAGGCCGCATGAGCGCCCGCGACAAATTCCTGACCCGGACCATTCCCTTGTCCGGCGCACAGTCGGTCAGCGCTGCGCTGGCGCTAATCCCGAACCTGCCGATTGATCCGGTTCGACCGATTGAGATTGTGATTCGCGAGAAGCCAAAGGTTCGCGGCATGGATGCCAATGCCCGCATGTGGGTAGGCCCGCTGAAGGATATTTCTGAGCAGGCTTGGATCGCCGGCCGGCGTTATTCGGCCGAAACCCTCCATGAGCATTTCAAGCGCGAATACTTGCCCGAGGACGATGACCCGGAATTGGCCGAATTGGCAAAAGAGGGGTATAGGAAGTGGGACTACACGCCAGCCGGCGAGCGCGTCCTTGTCGGCTCAACCACCCAGCTTCTGAAGAAGGGATTCGCCCTGTACCTGACGCAAGTTGAAGCCTTCGGCGCCAGCCTTGGGGTGCGGTTCAGCGCTTCGCCACGGGAGTACGGGCAGTGAGGATTTCGCAATTTATCCGCGTCACAGCCTGCTCGCTGCTCGGCCACAAGCCAGAGGGTTGGTTCTACCCGGCCCGTAAGCGTCAGACGCATTTGAAAATGTACTACAACCGATGCGCTCGTTGTGGCCGGGTGTGCCGGTGAGTACCGCTGCCGAAAAGCGCCACCTTGGACGAGTCGCCAGCCTCGGTTGCATCATTTGTCGCCGCCTTGGGCATGGTGACACGCCTGCCTGTGTTCATCACATCCGGACGGGGGTTGGTATGGGAAAGCGTGCCAGCAATTTCGACACGATCCCGCTTTGCTATCACCATCATCAAGGCGCAGATGGAATTCACGGGATGGGTCGCAAGGCTTGGGAGCGCCATTTTGGTTTTACAGAAATTGAGCTTCTTGAACAAACGAAAATAGAGGTTTCTTGTGGCTGTAATTGATATTAGCGGTGAAAAATTTGGTTTGCTTGCTGTTATCGAAAGGTCAGGGAGCAACAAATGTGGTCAGGCTTTGTGGTTGTGCAAATGCGATTGTGGAAGCCTACGAATTGTAGAAGGAGCTGGCTTGAGGGCCGGTAGGAATAAAAGCTGTGGCTGCGCATCACCAAGGTTTACATCCGAAAGGACGCTTTCTCATGGAATGTCGTTTTCGAGAGCCTACAGAATTTGGTGCGGAATGAGGAAAAGGTGCTCTAGCAAATCTGCGGGTAAAGAGAGAAAAAACTATTTTCTTCGCGGGATAACCGTGTGCGAGCGGTGGCATGAGTTCTCTAGTTTTTTGGACGACATGGGTAACCCGCCATCTGGGATGTCTATCGACAGAAAAGACACCAATGGAAATTACGAACCAGAAAACTGCCGGTGGGCCACGCCAAAACAGCAAAACAACAACATGAGATCAAACCATTGTGTCGATTTTCTCGGTGAAACGAAAACGATTGCCGAGTGGGCGATTGTTATAGGGATGAAAAGTAACACGCTTTTATATCGATTGCGTCGCGGGTGGTCAGTTAATAGCGCGATGACAACGCCCGTTCGATTTCGTCATGGATGAAGGCCGGCAGCCAACGCTGGCAGAGGCTGTCGAGATTTTGATGAGGCTGATCACTAGGACTGCGCCGGCTAGGCAGATTCAGCACTGGCGCGAGTTGTACGGCGATGTGTTTGCGGATCAAGTTCGGGACCGCGCAAGGGAAGAGTGGAGGAAAAAGGGCAAATGATCGGTAGAAATCAAAAACGGATATTGGCGCTTGGAAGGCTCAAGACTGGCGTGATGAATAAGACCGAGGAAGCCTACGCGCGCTTGCTGGAGGCTGAAAAGCAGGTCGGGACTATCGCTTGGTACAAGTTCGAGGGCTTAAAGCTCAGGCTGGCCGACAACACGTTCTACAGCCCGGATTTTTTCGTCATGTTGCAAAGCGGCGTTCTCGAAGCCCACGAAGTGAAAGGCTTCTGGCGCGATGATGCCCGGGCAAAGATAAAAATTGCCGCTGATTTGTACCCGTTCCGATTTATTGCCGTGACCCAAAAGGCAAAAAAAGACGGCGGCGGTTGGGCGGTCGAAGAGTTTTGATGGACTACTTCGCCTACCCCGGCGTTCCCGGCCGCTACTTTCACTGCGCGGCGCACAAAGCCAACTTGTCAGACACACGCTGCGCGGCGATGTATGGCGAGGCCAAGACCTTAAAAATCGGCTCCTGCATGCCGCTGGAGAAGTGCATCGGCTGCCCGGTCGGGGCTCTGCATTCGGGCGACACGGCGCCGCAGAAGGTTGTCCGAGCTATCGGGTCACTGACGTGCGCCCGGTGCCACCAGCCGGCGCCGAGGCTCGTTTGCGGCGGCATCTGTGTGTCCTGCAAGAATCGTGAGCTTGAGATTGCCAAAGGAAGGAACGCAAAGGGCGTTCCGCCACGGCCTATTGATCGTTTTTGGGATGATGAGGCGACCGATGGCAAGACGCTGGTAACGCATCACGTTGAGTTGACGGTGGCGGTTGCCGGTCGTGTGCGAAACATCGCTTTTGACCATGTCGCCGACACTCTAGAGGCGGTGCTGCGCTCGCTGCGCAACGTCCGCGACGAGGTCGTGTTTTCTCGCCGATTCGCCCGGATCGATAATGACATGGCCTTGTTTGCCGGATCGTTTCGCCAGAAGGCCAAGCGCCGCAGCCCGATTAAAAAAGACAAAACAAGTTTTCTTGATCAGCCAAGCCAGCTTTTGCTATGGGAGTGCCTTTGATGCAGCAACGGTTTTACCGAAAGACGAATCACGCCTGCCGGATATGTTTCGGTCGGGTCTTTGCATTCACCGATGAAAACGGCGTGCATCACGTCGAGTGCGCGGATTGTGGGCTCACAAAGAAAGGCGACCACCGGGCGATATGCGCTTGCGGCTACAAGCTGCGCGTCAAAGGGCAGGCCGTGTCGAAGTGGAAGAACGCCGGGTTCCGCTGCCAGTTGAACACCAATATCACGCCGGAAGTCCCGGCTCAAATCGTAGTTGTCCATCAAGGAGTTGAAAATGAATAAAGCCAAAAGCATCAAACGTGAAATTAACGCATTTGAGGTCGGTGTCGGGATAGGCGGTGAGGCGGCAACGACGGCGCTTGCATTCGATGTTCTCCAAGTTGTTACGGCCGTCATCGGTTTCGGATACTCAGGGCTCGGAAACTACGCTGCGGCACTATTGGTCGAACTTGAGAAAGACCTTCTCGGCATGACTGAGCCGCAAGGTTGCGAAGAGTGCAACAAGTGCGACCCGTGTTGCGAGGGGCTCATTGACCCACAAAACACATCGCCGTCGTGACTGTAGAGTTATCGAATAAATAATAAATGTTATTTCATGCAAATGAAATCAATGATATTATTTCAAAAGTTTAAGTGTTGTTGCTGGGTTGTGGTTGTTGTAGACATAGTCCCGATTGCGTGTCGGTGCCGAATTTTGGCGATGCTCCCCCCCTTACCTTTCAGGGGAATCCTGATCTGACAGGCAACGCGCTAATCAGATGCTGACGGGTAAGCCGTAGTTTTACTCGGGAAGGCGATTGTTGGTAGCAGTCGCTTACCCGAGTGGGGCTGTTACTTGATTCACCGCGACTCAGAACGTGGACGAATCTGGCGCTGTTGCAAGGTGGGCGACACACACCAAGGCGAAACAAACGGGCGCTTCCCGTAGATGGGCTTTGCAACGGGGCCATACCATTAGAGTGCAAGGATGCCGGCCTTACAGGCTCTGACCGCTGGGAAAGACCAGCACTGAATTTTTGTGGGGTGTATCGATTAGCAAATGCCAACTGCTGCCCCTGTAGGTTGGATGGCTGTGCACATATCAGGTCGGGAACGCCGGTCTGCCAGTAAGCCGCACAGGGAACTAGGCGTGACTGATGGAGAGACATCACAGAATTTTTCGTCGGACGGCGGCAACGCTGAGAATTGTTTGCGGGATTCCGATAGCGCAAACACTGAATGCTCACCAGACTTGTGGTGCTGTCGTAAGCATCAAGCAGAGCCTTGAAATCGCGTGGCAGCCGGGAAAGACCGGCACCAACAATCAACCGTCTTGCCTGACGGTCGACGTGGCGACCTTAAATGCCCGGTGGTTTGCTGTGATGTTCCACCTTTGGTTGATGTGCGTCTTAACGCAGCGGGGTAGGGCGGTTGATTGTTGGTGCAGCACAGTTGGTAGTGCCTTGGGTCGCTGGTTCGAGTCCAGCCACCAACAACTCCTTTGGTCGTGACGCCAAGATAAAGGCTCTCGGCTAGGTATGCGAACCAAAAAGCCGTGCCGCATACACGGCCTGCCGAGACCCCTTCTATGCAAAGGAGTCGCAAATGAATCAAATCACCCAATACGAACCAGTCACCATTGCCGGCGTGTCTATCCGCCATGATGCCGAGGGGCGCTACTGCCTGAATGACTTGCATAAGGCAGCCGGTAACGAAAATCGTCACCAGCCAGCTTTTTTCTTAAAGCGTCCCGAAACGATTGAGCTTGTTTCTGCGCTTTCCAACTCTTCCACACAGAAGAGTTGTGATCCGGTCGCTACGAAGTCAGGAAAGTATGGAGGCACCTACGTTGTCAAAGAATTGGTCTATGCCTACGCCAACTGGATCAGCCCGGTTTTCTATCTGCAAACAATCCGCACCTTCGACGCTGTTGTAACCGGCAACTTCGACGCGCTTCCTCCCGCTATGGCGGAGCGCATAGGCCAGATGATTGAATCCGTAATCACAAGCCAGATCGTCATGAACCGCCTTGGCGGCATGGTGAAGTCGATATTCAACAAGAACGCAAACGACATTCTTGTCGCCAATCTTCCCGGGCTAGTTCATGGCGAGCTTGCCAAGCACCAGATGCTGCTGCGCAAAGGCGAGACGCCGGGGCAGGTCTGGAATCGCTGGAAACTGGAAACCAAGGGCATGCGTGGTGGCGCTAACTGGCTTGGAAACCTGCTTGCCTCAAAGGGCTGCCAGATGGACGGTAAGGGCGAGGCAGGGGGTAAGCCCGTTCGTCTGTTCGATCCTGACAAGTGCGATGCCGTTAAGGCGCTGATCATGGAAGAGGTCGAGGCGTACATCAACAAGCGCCTGAAGCGTGGCGTGCAGGGCAACCTGTTTGTGCTCGTTCCGACTGCGGCAGCAAGCGCGAACGCCTAAGCATGGCTAGACCGCTCAAGTGCAATCCCGACGCGGTTCTTGCTGATTGGAAAACCGGCAAGTACAGCGAGCGAGACCTCGCCACAAAGCACAAGGTGTCGCCATCAACTGTTCACAAACTTGTCGCTGGTGTTGAGAAAACAATAGAAGCGTTAGCGAGCGAAACAGTTCAAATAAAACAACAGGTTGCGAATCTTAACGAGCGGGAAAGAAGCAATTACGAGCAACTTGTTCAGGAGAAATTGGTCGCTAAAAAGTTCTTCGATGGCGCCCACATGCTGACGGCCAAGATTGCGGTGATGAAACTGCAGGCTGACAAAGGGAATGCCAGCTACCAAGACCTGAATGCCGCCGCCAATGCCATCACCAAGGCGCAGGAGGGTGTTATGGGCAAGCAGCCGACCATCGCTATCCAAAACAACAACGGCGTGACCATCGACCACGAATCGCAGACGGTCGCCAAGTCTGGCACGCGCGCCGAGCGTATGCAGCGGGTCAGGGCGCTGCTGGAGTCCAATGTTTGATGACGTCCTTGACCGGGATATTGTCGCCTACAATCTGCTCACGGATTTTGGGTACTTTGTCCGGCACTTCTTCAAGGCCCAATACAACAAGTCGTTCATCGTCGCGCCGTATCAGCAAATAATCTTTGATGCGCTTGAGGCAGTTGTTCGTGGCGACACGCGCCGGCTGATCATCAATATCCCGCCCCGGTACGCCAAGACGGAGATTGCGATCAAGATGTTTGTTGCTTGGTGCTTGGCGAACAATCCGGCTGCCAAGTTCATTCACCTCTCGTACTCCGATGACCTTGCTCTGGATAACTCGTCGGCGATCCGCGACTTGATTAAGTCGGCTGAGTTTCAGAGCCATTTTCCGTTTTCGCTTCGCGCTGATTCTGATTCTAAGAAAAAGTGGTTTTCTGAGGCTCGCGGCGGTCTGTACGCAACGGCCGCAGGCGGCGCCATTACCGGCTTTGGTGCTGGTGCTATGGGTCGCGTGTATGAGGGCACGGGAAGCCCGGCCGATGGCTTTGCTGGGGCAATCCTTATTGACGACCCGATCAAGCCTGACGACGCCTTCTCGGACACCATGCGCGACCGGGTCAATCGCCGATTTAACAACACGATTGCCTCGCGTACCAATTCCCCCGAAACCCCGATTATCGTCATCATGCAGCGCCTGCACGAAAACGACATGACCGGCTTCTTGCTCAACGGGGGAAGCGGCGAGGATTGGGAGCATGTCTGCCTGCCTGCAATCACGGATTACAACGAGGCGCTTTGGCCTGAAAAGCACTCGATTGAAGTCCTCCGCAAGATGGAGGAGACAGACCCCTACACTTTCGCCGGCCAATACATGCAGACGCCCTCTCCGCTGTCGGGTGGCATCATCAAGCCCGACGACAACATCCAGATCATTGATGCGGTGCCGGTTGGCCGCATTGAGTGGGTGCGTGGCTGGGACTTCGCCAGCACCACGGATGGCGACTTTACCGCTGGCCTCAAGTTGGGGCTCATGGAGGATGGACGGCTGGTCATTGCCGACTTGGTGCGTATTCGTGTTGGTCCGGACGAGCGCGATGCCGCTTTGGTTAACACAACCGCCCGCGATGGCTATCAGTGCAAGGTTTCAATCCCGCAAGACCCCGGGCAAGCTGGCGTCACTCAGATCAAGTACCTGACCCGCAAACTGGCGGGCTACTCTGTCAAGTCCTCGCCTGAGTCGGGGAGCAAGGTTGTCCGTGCCGAGCCGATCGCCAGCCAGATCAACGTCGGCAATGTGATGATGGTCAAGGCAGATTGGAATCAGCAATTCATCAACGAATGCCGCATGTTCCCAAACGGATCATTTGACGACACTGTTGATGCCTTGTCGCGCGCCTACATGCTACTGATCGGCCGCAATCCTTCAGAAATATTCATTCCGAACACAGACAAGCCGTCCGACATGATTGCCGCCCAGCTTGCCGCCGCTGGCACCTGTGGGCGCTGTTCTGCCTACGATGCGGCGACCGGGCTGTGCAAAGAGAGTTTTGGGATTACGGTCGGGGCAAATGATCCGGGCTGTCATTTGTTTGTTTCTGCGTAGTCGTGACACTAATTTGGCGTTGTCGGTTTTAGCGGACCGGATTACAATCACGAGCAAATGAATCGCCCAAGTTGTTTTGTGTGGGCGGAAGTGGTCGGCGCATTTGCTCGTGGATGTTAGCCGGTTGCCTTCGCTAAAGGCCCGCCCACACAAGCCGTCTTGGGCGTTTCCTTTTTTCTAAAACCGTCCGCACTCCGGGCGATACCAAGCGGCAATGTCTTTGCCGGCGCGGAAGAAAAAAGGGTGCGCTATATTGACAAGTCGGCGCATGCGGTCTGTGTACGAGGAACCGCAACGAACAGGCAAATTGGGTAACACGAGCGCTTAGGCCGCGATAAGGTCGCCTGCAAGATGAATCGTATCCCCCACGGGGCACCGGAGAGCTAAGGCTCTGAGGAAAGGAGGGTGGGTTACCCTTCTTGGCTTGTCTATGGGTGAGCGGTTGATCTGTTACGGTCAACGCTGAAATCGAATCGAAATCTCATGCGGTCGTGACTTCACCATGACCGCATGACAGATCAAGCCCGCCAAGTTGCGTTTGACGAACGCGCACCACAAGCCGAACGCACCGAAGCCCTTGCCGAGTTGCAGAAATCGGTTATGCCGACATCCGTTCCGACGACGGCTGCAGAGGCGATTGTCCAAATGCTTCAGTCGCCCGACTTCCAGAAGTCGATTAGCGAAAACGTCGTGCCGTTCCCCGGTTCAAACCAAGGCAAGCCCGGTATGCAGTCAATCCGCTTGGATGACCGCCAGCTTGGCCTACAAGGTGAGTATTGGGAAAAGCCGGCAGCCATGAACTTTGACGCGCTCCGGGCTATGGTCGATCAGACCCCGGTGTTGAACGCCGTCGTGATGACCCGCATTCGCCAAGTGCAGCGCTTCTGTCGCGTGCAGGAGGGCGGAGAGGGCATGGGCTTTCTGGTCAAGCTGGCCGACAAAGAGGCGCAAGTCAGCAAATCCGAACAGGAATCAATCACCGCGCTGAATCGCTTTGTCAGCAATTGCGGATGGGAATTCAACCCCCGCGAGCGTAAGCGACTGCGCCGTGACTCGTTCAGTGGCTTCATGGGTAAGGCTGTCCGCGATAGCTTGATCATGGACGCCTGCGCCATCGAAACCGAAATGAAGCGCGACCGCAACAAGGGAATGGACGGCTTTACGGCTATCGACGGCGCCACGATCCGCCTAACCCCCGAAGCTGGCTACAAAGGCGATGAAGATATTTTCGCGCTGCAGGTGGTGCAGGGCGCTATCCGCACCGCCTACACCTACGACGATTTGATCTATGAGCCGCGCAATCCGCGCTCCGATATTCTGGTTGGCGGTTACGGGCTGGGCGAGACTGAGTTGCTTGTCCGCGTGGTCACCGGCTTCCTGAACGCCATGAACCACAATATTACCGGCTTCGACAAGAACGCTATCCCCAAGGGCGTGCTGCACCTCTCTGGTGATTACACCCAAGAGGATTTGGTGTCGTTCCGCCGCTACTGGAATTCGATGGTCAAGGGCGTGAATAGCAACTGGTCGGTTCCGGTGCTAATTTCCAAGGATCAAGAGTCAAAAGCCAGCTTCGAGAAGTTCGGGGTAGATTTCGACGATATGGCTTTTGCGAAATGGATGACATTTCTCACCTCGTTGATCTGCGCCATCTATGGCATGAGCCCGGCTGAAATAAATTTTGACTCGTTCTCCGGTGGCAATACATCGCCTTTGTCTGGTGGCGATACGTCAGAGAAGTTGGCCGCGTCCAAAGATTCCGGCCTGCGCCCAATTCTTTCGTATTTCGAGAACCTGTTCACCGACTACATCGTTGCCGACTTTTCCGACAAGTATGTGTTTCGCTGGACGGGCATGGACGAAGAGGATCAGCAGGTCAAAGAGACGCGCGCCGGCCTGATTCTCACTGTTAATGAAATGCGCGCGCAAGAGGGTTACGACAAGATGGACGGCCCACTGGGCGATGCGCCGCTCAATCCTTCGCTGATTGGCCCTTGGATGCAAGTCCAGCAAGCGCAGGCACCAGAAGATTTTGGCGGCGCTCCAGAAGGAGAAGAGGGCGCACCCGGCCAGCAGGGCGAAGAAGGCGCGCCAGCCAATGAAGAAACAGACCCCGAAGAAGGTTTCGGCGGCGCTGAATCTGGTGGCGACTTTGGCGCCGGGCAAGACGATGGCGACCAAGGCGAAAAAGACGCGCAGGAGCCCGAAGAAGATGAGAAAGAGCCAATGACCAAGGCGCTGCCTGAGCCGGAGATTTTTGATTTCGGCGTCCGCGAATCCACCGTCTATCGACTGGGTGATTTCTGATGATCGGCTTTTCAATTGCGCTCTGGCTGATTGTTGGCCTGTGCGTTACCTGCCTGTTTTACAAAGAGCCCGAAGAATGAAGCCTGTATTTGGCATGAAGCCTGTCACTGGTGACCCGGAAAACCGCCCAAGCGTTACTGCTGGAGACTCTATTTACTACCATCACCCCGATACTGGGGTTGCGCACCACGGCGTTGTGGCTGCATCTGGCAAGCACGGCATGCTGGTTGATGCCGATGGCGGTGGTGAGCATCAAGTTCGCTGGGACAAATTCATTGCGCACCGCAAGCGCACCGAACGAAAAATGACCATCGTGGATCGCGGCGAAGACGGGCAAATCATGGAAGATGAGGCCGGCAAGCGCTTTTTTGTGCATGGCTCGCTTGAGGATTACGAGCAAGAGCAATCCGAGCCGCTTGAGAAATCCATCCCTGCCGAGGTCGAGCCGTCATTGCTGCAAAAGGCCCAAGTCCTGAGCGAGCTTGCCTCCGCCGGCTTTGAGCCGATGATGGATTACGTCAAGGACACATTCGGCGAGCAGTTCGTCTATCGCCAGCCGGCCGCTACTCCTGAGCCGGTTGATCTGTCCGGCGTCATTCAAGCCGTCGACCGCCTGCGTCAAGACCAAGCTGCGCAATTCCAAGGGCTATGTGCCGCAATCGCCATGATGGCCGACAAAATCGGCGACACGGCCTCAATTCAGCAAGCCTTGATCGTCGCCCTGAGTGAAGCCCGCAAGCCCCAAGACGTGTCGATTACGCTGCCTGACGGCCTAATGCAGAAGTCTGAGCCCGCCAATTTACAAGTTGACGTCCATGTGCCCGCACCGATTGTGAATGTTGCGGCCGCCGAGTCCCCAAGCGTCCATGTCAATGTTCCGGCCCAAGCCGCGCCGGTTGTGCAGGTGCAAATGCCTGAGCACCAGCAAATGTCGATTGTCGCCATGCCTAAACGCAAAACCGAGGCCAGTGTCGAGCGGGATCGTGACGGCAATATTCTTCGCAGTTCAAACATCGAGCAAGACCTATGACCCACGACGAACCTCAACTTAACCAGCCTATGCACCAGCCAATTTATGACCGTCGCGCCACAGAGGCGCCGCGTCCATGCGCCAATCACGAACAGAGGCTCGCCTTGACTGAGCAGGCGGTGATGTCGCTCAAGCAAACCAACGAGGGTATCACCACAAAAATGGATTTGCTACTCGCGCAGATGACGAAAGTCGCCTTGCTTGAAGAGCGAAATATCACGCAACAAGTTGATCTAGGTCGCGCGCACTCAAAAATCGAAGCGAACAGTGACAAGCTCGAAAAACTAGCCGATGAGTCCCGCGCCTTTATGAATTACAGCAAGGGCCAAAACAAGGTGCTTTGGGCAATTGGTTCAGTCGTCTTGGGCCTGCTGATCAAAGCGCTGTTCTTCGCTGCTGGCCACGGAATGACGCCATGAGCGGCGAATTCATTTTTGGCACGGGCTTGGTGATATTCATCGCCATCGCTGTCTGGCTGGTCTATGAGGCGCACCAATGATGACGGTTGGCGCTGCTGCGATTTACGCCGGGGTGGTCATTGCGCTACTGGCCATCGCTACTTATTTTGGACGTGACGAATGAAACTCAGTTTTGAGCACGGCAAGTTGTACATCGATAACGTCAAACAATGCAAATACGAGGCTCAGGATGGAACCAAACTATCAGCGGGAATCTACATTGCGGAAGCCCGATACGCGCATGCTTTCGGCAAGCTACTACCCCATATTGACGGTATCGGATGGGTGGGCAGCGATGCGGGATGCCAGATTACTCTGGGTCACGTTCGTAGCCAATCTGGTCTCATCCCAGACGGCCATCTTGTCCGCGTGCTTGTCGCTGCCATCGAAGCCGCCCATGAAACCGACGTTCAGGTATTAGCGGAAATTGTGTAATGGCTGATTTTGAGATTGCCTTTTCGCGCACCATGAAGGCCGAGGGTGGCTACAAGCTGACGAATCACCCCAAAGACACCGGGGGCATGACCTACGCCGGGATAGCGCGTAAGTTTCACCAAAATTGGGGCGGTTGGCTGTTCATTGACCGCAACGAAACGCCGCCCACTGATCTAGTGCGAGGTTTCTACCGGGAGCAATTCTGGGAGGTGGTGCGAGGTGATTCAATTATTGCGCAGGACATTGCCAACAACATCTATGACTTCGCTGTGAATACCGGCACCAAGCCGGCAATGAAGATGGCTCAGGTCGTGGCGGGGGTTGAGGCCGATGGTGTTTTTGGTGCAAAGACATTGATGGCGATTAACGGCCTTGATCCTGCTGGCTTCAAATTGGCTTACGCACTCGCCAAGATCACCCGCTACCGCAACATCGTCCAAGCCAATCCGAGCCAGAAGGTCTTTCTCCTTGGATGGATCAATCGTGTTTTGGAGCAAGCCGCATGACGCCCATCATCGGAGACATTATTCAGACGGTGGGCAATCTCGCTGGGGAGCTAATCACCACCGAGAAAGAGACACGGCAGCTTGACATTGCGCAGTATGAGGCCGAGACGAAACGTGTCGAAGCGCAGACTGAGATTAACAAAGTCGAGGCTGCATCATCGAGCGTGTTTGTTGCCGGCGCTCGCCCTTTCGTGATGTGGGTTTGCGCCTTCGCGCTGGCCTACGCCGCTTTGCTTGAGCCAATGCTACGCTTTGTGGCAAAGGTTTGGTTCGGTTACGAGGGGGCTTTTCCCATCATCGACACCGACATTACGCTCCAAGTGCTGTTTGGCATATTGGGCTTGGGCGCGTATCGATCTGTTGAAAAAAT